TCGGCGACGAACACGAAACGACGATCATCACCTGCCGGGAACGTCGCCACGAGCAACAGGGTCACGCCAAGCGGCTGGGCAAGATCAATCAAGCCATTGCCCGAAAGAAGAAAGATAGTCGCCGGTACAAGAAGCTCATCCGGGCCAAGTCCAGAATGAAGGCCAAGCACGCCCGCATCGTTCGGGATATGGAACATAAAATCAGCCGGGCAATTGTCAACGTCGCCGTAGAGCGTAAGGCCAGCTTGATCGTCATCGGCGACATTCGAGACATTGCCGACGAAGTAGCACTGGGCAAGAAAACTAACCAGAAGATCGGCGGTTGGAACCATGGCAAGGTTCGTACCTTCACTGAGTACAAAGCCGCTGCTGAAGGGATCAAGATCAGCCTGCAAGACGAAGCCTACACCAGCCAGACTTGTCCGAACTGCGGCAAACGCCACAAACCAAGGGGGCGCAATTATCGCTGCCCGGCCTGCCGGTTTCAGGCGCATAGGGACGTAGTTGGTCAAGTCAATATCCTTTCGGCTCATAAGTTTGGCGCTCCTGGGATGATACCCGCGCCGATAGTTGTAAAGCATAGTGAACCGTATTCAATACGGAGAACGCTTAAGACGCCGGGACACCGGCCAGGGCTTGTCCCTGTAGCTCGTGGGGCAAACCTGCGAGAAGCTACCGCTCTTCAGAGCGGGTAGAGTGTCACAACGAGCCGAGATGATGCCAGTATCCGAAAGAGAAAGGGAAAAAGGCGCGATTCCCGTCCAGGGTCAAATCAGGGCGTTGTTTGAGGCGTTGGGGAACCTGACGGCCAAGATCGTGGACCTTGAAAAATCCTTTGAGGGCAATGATGAGGAAGTGCGCGAAATCCTGGCCAGTGTGTCTAGTACGGTTCAGGCGTTGAGAACAATCATCTACGGCAACCAGGATTTTCGATTGACCGGCATTGCGGACCGAATTCAGAACATCGAAACTGACGTGCGGGGGATGATCGACGCCCGCCGCAATGAGAAACTATCGGAACGGTTCGTTGAGTTAGAGAAGTCGGTCACTGAACTAGTCGAGGCCAGAAAGTCGCTGCTTGACCAACTGAAGGGGATGAAGATCGCCTTGGGGCTGATGGGAATAACCGGCGGCGGGACCCTCATCACCGTCATTTTGGAATTACTAAAACCGTGAGGAATTTCTTCATCTGGACCTCTGTCCTGGCTAACATCGGCTTTATCTTCTGGCGGCTGGTCATCATCCTCTCGTCGCTCCGCCGTCTGGCCCGGGGCGAGAATGGGATTAGCAAGGGGATTACCATGACATCCGTTGCACTGGGGCTAGAGGAGCTGATCCTGGCCATATCGCTGGTCAGGCTGGGCTTTAATCGGGACCCATTTCCGATGTGGATACTAGGAGTTCGCACCGTTGTGACCTGGCTCATTACAACGCCAGTCGTCACCTATCTAATGCGCGAGATGGGATTTATTGCAATGGTCGTAGATTGGCTTGAGGGCGATGATGACTAAGAAACGAGACCGGGTTGACCCGATGCGCCGCCTCAGAGACAACGCCCACGATCTGTATTTGGGGTCAAAAGAGGTTGTCGAGAAAAGCCAGCAGATCGAAGCGGATCTCCAAGGCGTTACCAGCGACCTGGAACGGATTACGGGTGTCCTGGAGGAGGTCGGGCCAGAGGCACAGTCGGCGGTTATCAGGTTGGCCCAAATTCATTCCGGCCTGGGCCTGACTGCCGAAAACGCCGCCCGGATGTCTGAAGATTTCAGGATGCTTTCGGAGACGCTGACTACCATCGCGGCCCGAGCAATAGAAGCCAACACCGACATGGGCAACGCGGTTATCAAGCTGAAGACCGTTGAGGAAGAGCCTCGCGCCCTGGTCGAGAGCATGAATAAAATCATCGACGAACAGGGTAAATTGATTGAATATCTGAGAGGCCAGTCCGAGCAACAGGTCGATCAGGCTCAAATGATGATCAACCTCAGAACCATCGGGTCTATGGACCCGCTGTTCATCGGTGAAATTCTGACCAACGCGATGAAACAACCCAGCGAGGTTGCGGTCGATGCGCTAGACGAGCGGGCGCTGGTCGATTGGGTTCAGACTTTAAGCCGCAAAGAAACGCTTCAGCGACTGCCAAAAGAGGCGCAGCAGGCGCTGCTAGATAGCGCCCTGGATGCGTTTAGCACGCCGGATCAGGAGCCGCAACCATGAGCCGCTGGGTCCGCCCCCTCGTTTCTCTCGCCTTCCGCCGCCTGGTGGCGCTGGTGGTCATCTGGGCAGTAACGGCGCTGGTCTGCGGCGTGGCGCTTTGGGTCCTGGTACTACGGTCAACTACTACCGACTAGAAGTCGGTAGCTTGTCCCTTACGCTGCCGAGTAGGGGCCTTTTAGAGGCCGAAGCGTACTAAAGCTTGGCGTAGAGACGTATGGGCGATTGACTGCGCCCCGGCGACCGATCACAATCGCCGCGTTTGTGTCCGCATTTGCAGCATTTCCGCAGACGACACACAGGAACTTACTTTGAGACTTACGATTGGCCTTATCAATATGCCCACAGTTCGCACATTCTCTGGACGAATTCCGAGGATCAACTTCGATCACCGGAATGCCAGCAAGTTTAGCTTTGTAGGCGATAAAGAATTTCAATTGCAGGAAAGACCAATTATGCAGATCGTCCCGCTGCCCGCGTCGAAGCCGTACCCTCTCGCGAATTCCGGTCAATTTCTCAACCGCTATCGCTTGACTTGTGTCTATCGCGGTTTGAACAATCTTCTTGCTGATAACGTGGTTTACATCTTTAGCAAAGCGGGCTTCCTTGCCAGACAACTTTCTCAGGCGACGCCGGGCGGACTTCGTGCCTTTGCTTTGCAGCTTCTTTCTAAGTCTGCGGTGTCGATGTCTGACCCGGTTGACCTGGCTCCCAGAGAAGCTTTCGCCGTCGCTAGTTGTGGCAATCTGGATAATACCCAGGTCGATCCCCAACACGCCTTCAACGTCAAGCGGGTCTGGGTCGGCAATATCACAAGTCGCCAGAAGGTAGAAGTCACCTCGAAACAAAATCAAGTCGCTTTCGCCTTGCTGACTTTTAAGCAACTGGCGCTGACGATCACCGCAGACAAACGGGACTTTAATCCGCCCGCCCATCGTCCAGATCGAAACGGTATCGGCCTGGAGATCATAGCGCAATACCCGATCATCATAGGCGATACCGCCCGTGGCTTTGAAGACCCGCTGGACATCCTTATCAAGCTTGTAGCTATCAGCGACTTTGGCCACCGCCCGGACAGTCATTTGAGCCGACAAACCGAAGCGGGCGCGGATGTCGTAATAGGCCAGCTTATGCAGGTCGTATTGCTTGAATGTCTTGCTCTCAAAAGCCAATTGGCTGATATAGTTACTGGCCCGGTTGACCGTTTCGAGCGTTTCTTTAAGCGCCTGGTGTTGGTCTTTGGTTGGCAAAAGCTTGATTTGAGAAGTCAGTTTCATACGGATATTATAGCACAAATATCCGTACTATTCAAATATGGAATAGGATTGCCAGCCAAACAGCCGGCTGGCCCGCTATCCCTCACACTAGCTGAAGCTAGTGGTTTCTCGCGGAGTTGAGACGATGACCGCTCCCGCCTCGTTATCGCTCTCCCAGTTGCGTCTCATGCGCCAGCAGTACACAAGCTGGTCCCGAGACGGTATTGTGTCCGAGCCGACATTTTGGGAATACGTCCGGCACCAGCTAGACCTTATGAGGCGCGACGTAACCACGCGGCGGCTGGGCACCTCCGACAACGACGGCGCGGCGGCGGGGCATATAACGCGGCGGGGCAACCGATGACCCGCCTTGCCCGTCTCCGCCTCGTCATCCAGTGTACCGGCGTCGCCATCGTCATCGGTGCGACGCTGTTTATGGCCGCGCTACTAGCGACGGCGGACGGCGAGCCGGTGACGTGTGCGCCGTTTGAGATTTATACCGTAGAAAGTCAAAGCAGGTAGGAGGCTATATGGAAATTAACGAACAGGTACATCGAGTGATTATCAATATTCGCCACATCACCTTGGTTCGGGCTGCGTTGGGCAAAATCGCGCAGGAACTAGAGCGGCGGGCATTAGTCCACGACGTATCGAAATTCACCGAAGACGAGTTCATGGGGTTCGTTGCGCTCAATCACGCCGACAAAATCCACGGGTACGGAACGCCAGAATACAAAGCGGCATTAGCCGAGATTAACGCCGTCGGACTTCACACGTCCAGAAATAGCCATCATCCTGAATATCACACTGCTGGCATTCGAGACATGGGATTACTCGACCTGATAGAGATGGTCTGTGATTGGCAGGCTGCCAGTGCGGTTTATGGCAATAATAATTTTGGCGAAAGCCTCAGAAATAGCATGGACCGTTTCGGGTTGGGCGAAGGCGGACCAAGCGAAAAACAACGCTATGTTGTTCAATTGATTGCGGAGGCATTGATACGATGACATCGTTTGGTAGCGAGTTGAGAAAATCCGATGTCTGACACCACCCCCACCGCCCTACGCCAGTCCATCCCCGCCATTCGCGTGCGCGGCGGCCTCGCGTTCCTGCATCGGCAGCGGTTGCTCGACGCGGGGGCGGCGGTGTTTGCCGACGGGGAAGATGAGGTGGTTGTGGGGGTGAGCGTGAAGGTGTTCGAAGCGGCGACGGGGTGCAAGGTGTTGGAGACGGTGGTTTGAGTGCAAGCCGATGCCCGACGAAAAGTTGACACCCAAGATGCTTCGGTTTTGCGAGGCTTATTTGGGCGATGCCCGATTCAATGCAACAGAAGCCGCTCGCCTGGCAAGATACAAGGGGAACGATGTGACCCTGGCGTCCGTCGGTTATGAGAACCTCAGAAAGCCTCAGATAAAAGCATATATAAGCAAGCGGTTTCAGGAGTCGGCAATGTCATCAGATGAAAACCTGATGCACATTGCCGAAATAGCGCGGGGCGTTTACGGCCCTGGGTTTTTCCTAACCGAGACAACCGAAACGGTCAAGGATGACAACGGCATTGAAATTCAGGTCAAGCGAATCGGCGTCAACTGGCCCCGGGTAAAGGAATACGGGCGGCTCATTAAGTCGCTGACCTTTACCAACTTCGGGCCAAGGATCGAATTACACGACCGGGTAAGGAATTTGGAGTTGATCGGCAGGAGCCACGGCCTGTTTATCGATAAGACCGAACACAGCGGGCCAAACGGCGGGCCGGTTCAGCACCAGTTTACCGAAGTCATCGTGGAGCTACCCCCAACCAATGAACCTGTGGAGGATTGAAGATGGCAAACTGCGACTGTCATTTCACGCTGGTCAGGCGCGGGCGTGGCGCTCTCAGAAGCGCTTCGTCTTCGTCTTCGCTGGCACGCAGGGTGGTAAGACGAGTTGGGGTCCATTTTGGCTCTGGCGCGAAATCCAGCAATGCGGTTCTGGTGACTACATCGCCGCCACTGCCTCCTACGACCTATTTAAACTCAAAATGTTGCCTGAAATCCGCAACGTCTTTGAAGTCATCCTGGGGATTGGTCGCTACTGGGCCGGGGATAAAATCATCGAACTGAGAAACCCAGCCACGGGGCAATTTGAGGCGAAGCGGACCAGTGACCCGATGTGGGGGCGGATCATCCTTCGATCTGCCGAAAGTAAGGGCGGCCTGGAAAGCTCGACCGCCAAAGCCGCCTGGCTTGACGAGTGCGGCCAGGATAGCTTCGACCTCGAAATTTGGGAGGCTGTTCTGCGGCGGTTGTCGCTGGCTCAAGGCCGGGTCCTGGGGACAACGACGCTCTATAATCTAGGCTGGCTGAAATCCGAGATATACGATCCCTGGACGAACGGCGATCCCGACATCGACGTTATCCAGTTCGCCAGCCGCATCAACCCCGCCTTTCCGCAGGCCGAATTCGACCGGGCCAGGGGCCACATGCAGGACTGGCGTTTTTCGATGTTTTATCGAGGCGAATTCGCTCGCCCCGCCAACCTCATCTACAGAGATTTTACCGATGATATGCTGGTCGATCCGTTTCCCATCCCTGCCGACTGGGAGCGGGTCTTAGGCCTCGACTTTGGCGGGGCAAACACGGCCAAGCTGTATCTGGCCGAAGATCCAAAAGACAACCGCTGGTATGTCTACCACGAAATCCTAAGTGGCGGCGAACCGACCGCCACCCACGTCAGCCAGGCCAAGGAATTTCTACCGACTGGTTTGCTGCATACAACGGTCATTGGCGGCGCTCCCTCGGAAACGCAGCAGCGCATGGATTGGCGACAGGCGGGGATGAGTGTGCAGGAGCCGACGATCTCCGACGTCGAAAGCGGAATTGATCGGGTGACGGAACTCATCAAAGGCAACCGGCTGCGGGTCTTTCGGACCTGCAAGGGGCTACGGGATGAACTGGGCAAATACAGTCGC